ATGATACGGTTTTGTACGGTTTCGGTTTTCATGGTCTCGTTTCCTTTCTGGTGGTCGATATAATGGACGGTTGTTTACCAGGCGCCAATGGTCTGACGGTTTTCCATGTACTAAGACAATTCCCTTTCGGCCGCTGTTCTGGTGGTTTCCCAGACTTTCCCGGGACGGTTGTCACTGGCTGCAATAGCGGCAAGTCTGAATTTATAACTCGCTTTCATGTTCGCCAGGCGCGCAACTTTTGCCCTGATTTTCCGGGCCTTCACAAAATCCCGGTTGACGGTTTCGGTCTGCTTTACGGTTTCGGTTTTCATGGTGCTGTTTCCTTTTCTGGTGTTTGTTTCGTCTTTCTATGGTTCCCATTCTACATGACAACCATCCGTAGTCAACCATTGGTTTAATAAAAACCATTTATTTTTTAGACAGGTCACCAGGAAAGCCGGAAATAGTCTTTCTTCCTTTATAGGCAAAACCATACCGCCAGGGCACCAGGGCACCAGGGCACCAGGGCGCCACAAAATCCCGTTAAAACAATCACATATCGACACCAGGGCACCGGGCAGGCAGGATCAACCGACCTAAGTCACTGATTTTAATACGGAAACCGTAAGTTATTGATTCTTCGTGGAAGGTAGGTCACGGCGTCCCTATTTCAGAACGCCTGGTGTAATAAATTTTGCTGGCTGGACTTACTTCGGCAACCCTGTAGGTACAGAAATTGCTTACTTGAGAAACCTTGCCTGTTCCTTCGGCCTACTTGAGCAACCCCGCCGGTTCCGCCGACCCTTACTTGAGAAACCTTGCCTGTTCCTCGATCCACTCCAGGCTCCGACCTTCCTCGTAGTAGGCCATCCGTGCCCACCGGTAGCCGATGAGGGACTGCTGATCTTCTCGGTGCTGACGCCAGGCGGCCAACTTCTGTTTGACTGCTTCGATGATGTGCTTCATTGGTCGCTCTCCTTCAACTTCATGATCCGCATACCACAGTGCTCGGCATAGTTCTTTTCCGTGACCAGTCGATCACTGTCCCACTCGTCCGCTTCCTCCTGGCAGATCGCTGTTGCTTCCGATACCAGTGCACCAGTGGCCTCCTGGTACCCGCGCCAGGCCCACTCAGTTTCCATGGAGGCATACCGCTTATCGTTTTCCAGGCGCTCCAGCGGGAACCCGTTCTTCTGTGCGAATCGTTCAAACTTACTTCGGTTCATCTGCCGGTTCCTCCATTCTCTCCACCATCTTTAGAATATCCTTCACCTTGGTGATCGTGACACCGGCGGTACCGGCCTCCGTCAGCAACATGATCAGGTCGCTCATCTGGACTTCTTCCAGGTTCACCTCCTTCTGTTTACTGTGGGAACCGTCGTACCGGTCCAGCGTGATTACTACTTTCACTGCTTCCCTCCCGGGTGCTCACCCTTACTCACGGTCCACGGTTTTGACGAGAAACCCCTTTCGCAGTTGCAGTGGGTCTCTGCTGATCACTCGCCAACCACATGTCAAATGGAGGTCAACCCACTTTCTGAGCCCCATTTGCATCCGGCGTTCCAGTTCCTCAACCGCTTCATCAGTCATCGGTGGTTTCCTCCACTTCTGGTTGTATTCCGACCCGCAGGTTAAACCCGGCTTCTCGGGCAGCCGCCACCAGGTCTACCACGGTGCTGCGAGGGTCCTGCAGGAGTTTCCCGAACCGCTCGATATTTCGACCCAGACCTGCCAGCGGCCACTCGGGTTCCGGGTTGTTCTTCTTATCCAGGGCCTCGAACGCCTCGTCTTCCTCGGGTGTGGGTTCTGAGGGATTTTCAAAGTTGGAACGAAGGTTCCATTCAATACAGTCCAACCATGTCGAACTGCAGCATTGAAAGAAAAGAAGGCCGTACTCGTTCAACACCCAAGGTCGCTGGTCGCATTCAGGGCATTTCAACACACCGGGTAATTCACCCAACTTCACTTTTCGCATTTCACCTTCTCTGACCATGACTTCCTCTCCTGTCTCACTACTTCAGTTTGTCCGCCGGTTCCCTACTTCAGGAAGGCCGCCGGTTCCTCGATGAACAAACTGTAGAACAATCCAGTTTTCTTTACAACCGTTGGTTGACAATAAAATGGCAAGTCGCTAAAGTCTTGTCCAACAATCGGGCAATAGGACAGGAGAAACACAGTGAACACCAATGAAGTAACCGAACAACTGGACCGGCTGGCGGATATGACCCCCACCGAGAAGAAGGCAGAACTGAAAGACCTGCTTCTCGATACAACGTTCAGTAGAGCAATCAAGCTCGCTTTGGACCCGTTCATTACCTATGGGATCAACAAGGTGCCTATGCCGGATGAACCCTCGAACCTGGGGTGGGGGTTCAACGACGGCACATGGATGTTGCTGGAACAGCTTTCCGCACGGCAGGTCACCGGGAACATCGCCCTTATAGCGGTCGGTCAGGAACTGCAGAGGATGAGTAACGAGTCTAGGGAACTCCTGAAACGCATCATCACGAAGGACCTACGGTGTGGTGTGACAGCAAAAACGGTGAACGCGGTTGCACCAGGGGTCATCCCCACCTTCGACTGTCAGCTTGCCCATAAGTACGAACAGAAGCACATCAATAAGTGGCCGGTGGCCGTGGAGCCAAAGTACGACGGTATGCGGGCACTGTTGATCCTGGAGCACACCGGTGGGCAGTTCGTCAGTCGGACTGGAAAGCCTTTCACCGCGGTGCAGTGGCTGGCCGATGAGATTCATAAGTGGATTTTCGTGGACCGTGGCGCCTTGCTCACCCCGATGTCCGGAATGGTGATCGACGGGGAACTGGTGAGTCCGGATGGTGACTTCTACAGCATTGGCGGTGCACGGGGCAATGCTGCATTCCGGGACGCGCACTTCATGGCGTTCGACATGCTCCGGACCCACCACTTCAAGGCCGGTCATGATCCCTCACCTTACACGGAACGTCAGATGGCCCTGTCGATCTGGGTGGAGGATGTCAACCATGCCCACGTCAGGCGTACACCGGTGTGGTACGCCGGCGATCACAACGAGGTCATGGAATATTATTCAGCCGTGCGTCACGACGGCGGCGAGGGGGTGATCGTGAAGCCCACCGGTGGTGACTACCGGTGCACCCGGTCCCGGAACTGGCTGAAGATCAAGGATCAGCAGACGGTGGATGCCCCGATCATCGGCCTGGAAGAAGGCACCGGGAAGTACCAGGGTGTGTTGGGCGCGGTCATCGTGGACCTGGAAGGTGTCGAGGTTCGAGTCGGGTCCGGGTTCACCGATGAGGAACGAAAGAGATTGTGGGATGACGCTCACGCTGACGAACCCTGGTCTTATAACCGACTCATTGAAATCGAGTATCACGAAAAGACGCCGGACGGTTCCTTGCGGCATCCTCGCTTTGTGCGGTTCCGGGATGACAAGCCGGTGGAAGACGGGGTGGGAGTATGATCGACCTTTTCTCACTCTGGTTGGGCGGGTTCATGTTGGTTATGGTGATGAACTGCACCATCGTCAAGGAAATCAGCAGGGAGTTCGCCCACGGACCTACAATCCTGGTCATCATGGCTGTTGCGTGGCCGATATTGACTTTACTTGTTTTATGGATGCTTTTAAGCAACAATTAACGAACGGTTGCAAACTGTCGGTTGACAGACGCAAAATACTGGTTTTATATACACTATCAAGGAAAGTAGACTCGCAATGAGGAAGGTAGCCCTCGCCATTGGATTCCTGATGGCATCAAACCCTATTGCCGCTGATACCGTCAACGACACCATGTTCGCCTGTGAGTCTTTCATGTCCTACAGTGAGGCACAGGTGATGAAGACCCGTGGTGACACCCGTGGGCTGGACCACATGATCCGTAGCAAGCGGTGCTTCAAGGTCAGTGTCGGCACCGAGTACAGTGTCATTGGGGTAAACCCCGATCAGGACCCATCCAGTTGGGTTAGACTACGAATCTACGACGGTGATAGCAGTTTCGAGGTGTATTCCTGGCTCGGCTTCACCTATTAACCAGAAAACCATCCAGTAGCGGAGTAGCACAGATGGGTTCAATCGACCAGCAGCGTTTTGAAGATATGATGATGGCAACCGTACCGAACGCAGACCTCACCTATGAGGACGGTGCGTACCTGGGCGAGGGTGTGCAATCGTCGTGGGTGGGGTATCGTGCTTTGCACCACAGTACAACTTTAAATAGGGAAAACAACTATGAAGGCGACCAAGAAGACGCCGGAAATACTGGCTGAGTGGGAGAAGACCCATGGGCGATGCTGGGTTGAGGAAATCCAGAAGATTGCTGAGTCCGGGCAGACCTGGGCTTACGCCGGTCACCGCTTGGAGATCAACAGTAACCGGCTTTCCGCATTCTGTCATTCCCGTGGGTTGGTGTTCCCCTGGCAGGGTCACCGGTCCTCTATTTGCCGTGAACACCAGAGGCGAATGAGCCTGGAACAGGTGCCGGAGGGCAGGAAACCAAAGCGGCGGAAGGCGTTCGGACGGGTTCGGTCGCTGAAGGACCACGCGGAAGCATTTGGGCACACCGAAACAACCATCCGTTGTAGAGTCAAGGCAGGGTGGAACCTGGAGGATGCTCTGACCACACCGAAACTGAGTCCTCAACAGGCCGCCGTGATGGGTGGTCGGGCATCAGCAGAGAAGCGATATGGCAAGAAGAAAACCAAGCAACCTGAAGACAATCGTCCTGCTTATGCGGCACATCGGGTACAGTTGCGAGCAGATCGAACAGGAGCTCAACGAAGCCCCGCACATCGTCAGGAGGATCATCAGTGACCACTGTAACCGCCATTCCGATGAAGCCCGGGAACGTCTCCGGGAGCGAAGGCAGCGGCAACGCCACAACAAGGCACGGCGAAAGCGTCTGGATAAACAGCAACGGAGTGTTACCACCGGTGGATTGTCCACTGTTGATCGAACTGAGTAACGTCCTGGTGCCGGCGACACGCACCGGGTTCATTGCGAAGAAAACGGATGCCATGGAATACCGGCTACCGAACGGTGCCCTGATCCACGGGCGCTACCGTTGGACGTACCCGTAGGAAAACTGCGTCCAAAAATACAACCAATGAAAGGGTGATCAACCATGATTTTCAAGAACGCCGTGATATTCAAATTCACGAAACCCTTCCCGTCCGGGGAGCAGGCTTTTGACGAACTGGTGGACCGACTGTACGACGAGTATTTCACACCGCCGCATGAGTCCCAGCAGTCCAGCTTCGGCTGGGTAGAGGCAATCCCTTCCCTCGGTGAGGTGGTGTTCGAGACCAACGACTGCCTGTTCCTGCGGCTGCGGAAGGACGAGAAAATCCTGAAGGTATCGGCTATCAAGCGGGAGGTGGAAGACATTGTCCGGGACATCGAGAGGAACCAGGGTCGCAAGGTCCGGAAAAACGAGAAGGATGAAATTCGGGAGACTGTGATCCTCAAACACCTACCTCATGCCCTGATCGACTCCACCTACACCGCAGGGTACATCGACCTGGCGAATCAGTGGTTGGTGGTGGACGCCGGCAGTTTCAAGGCCGCCGAGGATTTTGCCTCCGTGCTCCGCAAGACTCTGGGAAGCCTGCCGGTTCGGCCACTGGTGCTGGAGCAGAACCCCGGTGTGGTGCTGACGAATGCACTGCGACCGGAGTTCGATGTGAACACCAAACTGTTGGATTACTTCACCCTGGGTGAGGAATGCACCATGGGCGGCCTGGATGGTGAGAAGGCTAACTTCAAGGAGTTCGATCTGACCACCGAGGAAGTCACCAGTCACATCACTGAGGCAGGCATGATGGTCACCAGTCTACGCTTGGCCCAGATCGACTATGTTGCGTTCACCGTGACCGACGACTTCCGGGTGAAGAAGATCAAGACCCTGGACCAGTTCCAGGAGGACGTGCTGAACTACGAACCGGAGGATGAGGACATCGACGCTGGTCTGTCCTATGCTCGGGCCAACCTGTTCCTCATGACCGGGATGTTCCGGCCACTGTTCGAGCGGTTGATCGAGAGTTTCGGCGGGGAGGAAGAATCGTTCGATCCACTGGAAGGGTTGGAGTGATGAACAGGGGCCGGTTGGCCCCTACTCTTTAATGGTCACCCTCAACGATTCCGGCAATCCGAAGCCAGCAATCACCAGGCCATCCGGGTAAACGTCGCTGTAAACCACCAGTTTCCCTTCGTACTCCCCGGCGGGCAGGCCGATGTCACCCAGTACAACGGCCACGTCGTTACCGCTGATGGTCCCTTCGACCGATTCATCGCACACGATCACTTCAGCCCGATTGAACCCGGCGCTCGACAGCGTGAAACCAGGGTCGCCCTGCTTCTCGACCGTGAAGGTTTCTACGTTATCGAACCCTTTGAACGCCATGACCTTCATGGATTACACCACCGGTGTGACTTCGCGGATGTAGAACACCAATGCGGGGATGTTGAGGGCATCCCCTGTCTCATTAGTAATGTTCCTGTCGGTGACATCCTGAACCAGGTACACCGTCTCACCCACGCTGTCGAAGACTGCCACCGCAATGTCATCGGTGTCTGCAGCGGTACCGGAGGGGTCGATGTCGCTCTTACCGTTAATGGTCACCTGCAGGTCTTCACCGTCAGGCGCGTAGTTCCAGTCACCCGAGGCCAGGGTATCCTGGGCAATGATCTTACCCTGGAACGCAGCGAAGGTGTCTGACTTCACCGGGTTGACCACCAATGCAATGGTGTCGGCATTCTGCTGGGCACGATCAGGTCCGTACCTTTTGAAGTCGGAATGGGAATAGTTAACAGCCATGGGTATCTCCTAATGCACGGTTGCCTTGAATTTCACTCGGAAAGAATCCGTTATGCGGTTGACAGTATAACCTACAGTTGTTCGTTTTACCCGCAAAGTTCTCGGGTCCACCAACATTGCGGAACCTAGAATGTCGGCAATCTCGACTTCCGTCAGTTGCTCGACATCAACAGCG